CTTCTGTGGTGTGCTGTCCTGCGCACATCGGGCTTGGCTCTGTACTACGCTGATCTTAGCCTCACTAACGAAATCTCGCGGCTCGGTGCCCTCGTAACCGGGATCTCGCTCATGGCTGAAAGGCCACTGATAATCTATGGCTCTGACAAGCCACAACTCGCGCTCGCCGAAGCGTGGAGGTCAACAGTTACGTTCCGGCGCGACGACCATGCCGCGCGCTTGCTGCACTCTGTTCTACGTGGCGACGCAGAGAGTGTCAAGTACGTCGATCACTACTGGGACGTCTCTCGGGTCACCGGGAAAATGCACACACTCGTTCGGCCATCTGAAGCACTACGCGCTGCTCCGCGCGCACGCTTTCCCCACCTCGCGGCCACGCTCTCCCACTTGATGCGGTACACTGAGACGCGCGCTTGGGCGGCCGGAGTGCTGCTCTGGGTTGGTGTCGCCGACATCGAGCTCGCGCACCTCGTCGCCACTTCACAATCGTTATGGACTGATGATACATCTCTTGACTGCTGGTCAGCAAGAGCAAAAACTCTCGTTTCTGACCTCAAAATGCATCAACATTACACTCATTTGAACCTGCAGCAGCTTTTTGAATTTAATGTGCTCGTCAACCGCGGTGTTGGTAGTGTCGACTGGGCTGCCGAGACTGAGCACAGACTTAAACCGTCACTGGTCGAAGTACCGCGCGGCGTTGTCCGCGGTATCGCTAGAAAGATATTCTTACAAGGGCGCGCTGCAGGGTATCGCTACCCCGCTGAATCGTGGTCTAGTTTTTGGACCCGGCGTTGGGCTTCCACACCTAGCGGGTCGGTGCACTCACAGTACGGCGATGACAAGAAGTATATCTCTCGCGATCAGCACACGCGCACGAAACAACATACTGTCATCTCGATGCCGCCCCGCTCGCTCAGCCATTTCCTCTCACGCCAGCCGGAGATCTACGCCTGGGCTTCAGTCAAGTACGAATGGGCGAAGCAGCGTGCAATATACGGCACCGATCTGACGTCATACGAGCTCACCGATTTCGCGATGCCACTCGCTGAAGAAGCGCTCTCACACACATTCCCCGTCGGACGTCGCGCAAACGAGAGGTATGTCACGCAGAAGGTTGCTCTCTCAGGATCTTGCGGCGTCGCGCTGTGCTTTGATTATG